CCTTCACCACCAATAATATAAGCACCAGTTGAATGATTGTTTATTGTTACAGTTGTAATTACACCACCAACACCAACGTTAACATAACCGTTAGCACCATAACCAGAACCACCAGTAAATATTAATATATCTCCGTTCGAATATCCATCACCGCCATTATTGATGTTTATTCTACCAATTGAACCAATCTTGTATAAATCGTTTCTGTTTATTTTGAACAAACTGACATTTGTTTTGTCATTTTGGAAGTTATCAGCAAAATATACGTTGTTAGTATCTACATAAGTTATTTCTTTTACTTCTTCATACTTGTTATTAATGAATAACCGAACATAATTACCAGCTTCTAATGAAACAGTAAAGTCCACCAATGCTGAAGATATTCTATTTGAGCCTTTAGCGATTGTTAATGAAGATGCAATTAAACTATCTGGCAAATCTTCATTGTAAAGACTATACGTTTCTACTGTGGGTTTTGTTCTATATCCGCCGCCAGAACCTTCAATTAGAACAAATGAAATTGGATATACAGTGAATGGTTGATATGTCGAGATAGAACTAATTGTATTAGATTCTATTACAGAAATATTAGCAAATAAACCGTCAAGTGTCGAAACCGACATGTTAGAAAGATTGATAGTTCTCGCTACCGATGTATCTAAAAGTGAAATGTTTGCTTTTGCTTCAGAGCCTAGAGGTGCATTTTCAAAACCACCTTTGAAATCAACAATTGAGGAATTGTTGTTGATTGCGGGGTCTCTGAAACCAAAACCACTTTTAACGACCAATATATCAGTAATACCACCTTTCGTAGTTTCACCAACGTATGCTACGGCACCAATAGGATTGTTTGCAGTTGGGTTCAAACCACCGACAATACTTACTGGGTCACCGTCATAATTGGTGTCTGGGTCATAACCATTATAAAACAGACCTCTAGAGGTAGGTACAATTTTTATTTCTGAAAGTGAACCGATTAATCGACCAGTAACAGTTACTTCTAGTCCAGTTGTTGAATCAACGTAAGTAGAAGAAATCGTTTCACCAGTTTCGAATAATCTATCAACATTTGAAACGTATGCTTCAATGTAAGAAATACCCAATTGACGGTCAACAGAACGAACAACTTTTTCAACAACTGCGGTTGCTTTAGAAATCTGTCCGACAATGAGAGTGTTAGCAATATTGAAAATGTTGTTGTCATTAGTATCAATACGTAGAGCAAGAGGCAAAGTCCATTTACCATCTGATGCTCTTAGAATATCTTCTTTAGGCAAATAGATTTCAATTTCATCATTGTACAACGCCCTGAAAAGAAACTTAATTGAGTTCTCAGTGCCTTTCGCCTTATAAAGATTTGTTGCTAATTTTAAAAAAAGTCTCTTATCGGCTTGTATTTCAACCGGAAAATAAGGCAATAAATCTTTTTTTAATAGTTCTAGATAATAACTATCTGAGTAGTCAATATCATATGAATTCTTTAAAGCATTAAGCCCATATGAAACGCGATTGATTTGTTCCAACCATTCATAATATTTTTCCAGAAAAGTGACGAATTTTGGGTAATCACTTCTGACGAAATCAGGTAACTGATTAGAAACTATACTTGATAATAGAACGTTTTCCATCAGATAATAACAGTTTTAATAGTTATACTTGTAGGGTCTTCCGCATCCAAAACAAGCATTTTATTTAATTTAGATTGAATGATACTAATTTTTGGTCTTATATGAACCATAATATCACCGAAAGAATTATTTACTGAAGTTGGTTGGAAATTATTGATTGTAATTTTACCTAATAGATAATCAATCGTACCAACAATACCTTCATTTCTATTTTTGTTGATAACAATTTTTGTACTCTGACTACTAATTTCATCCGTTTTATAATATGAAATTCTAATCTTTCCGTATCTTCCTTCAAGAACCGCAGAAGCTGCGGCTAAACTTCCTCCACCACCAGTAATTTGAATTGCTGCCGTGGTATAACCAACTCCAGGCGTCAATACTTCAACCTTAGATAATTTTCCATTGACGATAACTGCTCTTGCTGTCGCACCAGCGCCATCTCCTACAATCGTAACAGTAGGTGTTGAAGTATAACCAAAGCCGGGATTTGTAATTGTTACTGATTCTAAACCAGTAAATGAAGAAGGGATTTCTTCAAAGAAACATTTTCGAGAAACACCTTCCTCATCAATAACTGTAAAGTCTGGTGATGAGTAAAAATTATCGCTCGTTGTTCCGCGATTCAACTCGAAACCAAAATCCAAAATATAACTATCTGATTGATTTAAAGCTGGTCTAAACTTTTTAGCCACAAATAATTCAATTTCATTTGAAACAATAGCTGAATTATAATTATCGACTGTTGCTTTCAAACCGGAATATTTAAAATATGAATTGAATTTATTTAAATTTGTCGCACAATAATTCTCAATAACTGTTTTTAAACCTGCTTTTAATTCTGAGTCTGAAAGATTTGACTTATTTCTTTCATAGAACACGGTAGAGTTTACTTTCAAATAGTTGTAATCTATATCAACTATTTCGGGTGTAACTGTTAAAATACTCATGGGTTTCAAAATGGAGTTCTTAACAAATTCTTTTTCGGTATCTGTTACTTCAAAGCCTAACTTTGGTTTTGCAGAAACGAAAACTTTGCCGTAAATGGGTGGGTCATTTTCTTCACCACCCCAAACGTTGACTGCTTCGAATGCAGGATATTTTTGTTGTATTAATTTTATATAATCATTTTTAGTGACAGCACGATTCTGCGACAATAAACTCAGAGGTGCAGCAAATTTAATTGCGTCAACACTTTCTCTTGGCGTACCACCGGAAGCTGGTGAAATAGAATCAATTGTTATTGTAGAAAAACCTCCAATAGCAGAAGTCGATATAAAATTATTTGCTCTATTTGCAACTTCTGCATTAGTTATCAAATATTCCATATTAACTATTCCACCATCAGGTATTTTTTTGCTGATTATATTATCACCAAAATAAACATCATATCTTCCATTTTTACCTTCTTGCAAATAATAAACTGTAGAACTTGAAGAAAGATTTAGGACTTCTGTGGCCTTGTTGTAAACTATAATTTGGCTATTTGATGATGATTGTTGAACACTAATTTTTAAAGTATTGGTGTCTACATTGGCATCAGGAATAGTAAACAATTGATTTGGATTATTAATATAACTGTTCGTATAAGAATAAGTTGCAAATTGTCCTTCATATATCGGAATATTCGTGAAAACAAAATTATTTCCTGTTTTTGTTGTTGTGTGCGCCCCTAATGTAACAAATCTATAAGGATTGCCTTCTATTTGTGAGGATAAAAATGAATAACCCTTAGGTATTGTCAAAGAACCTGGGGTTGAATTATTTGTTTGTACAGTAACGTTAACAACTGCTCTAGGTGTAGAAGCGGAGCGAGGAGTATAACCAACTTTTTTTGCATGAGAAACAACAGAATTTCTGAGAACAGATGAATCCATGAAAGATTCATTGGCCACCATGTTAAGATAATATGCATTATAATGTGTATTATATGCGAGAATATCCAACAAGACACTCAAACCAGAACCTTCAAAATCATAGTCTTGAAATTCTGTTTGTTGTCTGAGATATTCTTTTAGATTTGTTTTTATTGAGTCGAAATCTAACTCAGTAACAGTTAAACGGTCAGCCATCTTTATCTGTCTCGTTGTAAGTAAAATTGTATTGTTATTGGTTCTGTTTTATTAATTATAAAAAATGTCATACCAACACTGAATGCATTTCTTTCAAAATCCGGAGACACAGAAATTTCTCGGATAACAACTCTAGGTTCAAAATTTTCCAGCGTCTGTTTAATTTCCCTCTGTAACACTGTAGCCGTAATGGCATCCATTTGTTCAAAAAGTAGGGCACGAACTCCTGAACCTATTAATGGTTGAAATGGTCTTTCATATCGAGAAGTGGAAATAAGATTTTTTACAGAATTAATAACGGCCATTTCATCGATATGTTTATTTACATCCTTCTTTACAGGATGCATATTAAAAGACAAATCCAAGTCTTTATATTTTCTAGTGACTTTTGAAACTATTGTGGCCATGGTCTATTTATTATGTGTTTGCCGATATATTATTTTTATATTTGTCGGTTCCAATTAAATTCGTCACAAGGTATGTTTGTGTGTTACCTAATCTCGTTAACTTATCAACTTTATAATAGTCGTCCATTACTTGTAAACCAGTTCTGAAAAAGTTCCAATCATGTTCTCTCCTGCCACCCAAAAGAGTATTGGCGGTTGTAACATGACTTATTAGAGTATTCATTTGGGTTGATGTTAGATTACAGTAAATATTTGACGAATCTCCTACGGTAACAAGTCTCAAGCTATTGTTCACTGTGAAACGGTCATTTTGTAAAGTAGTAGAATTTGAACTAATATCGTCACCAACAAATAAACTTGTCATACTACCTAAAAGAGGAGTTGCATTTTGAACACCATCCGATGTATTAGTTAAAAGTAAAAGTTGTTGTCCCAGATTAACAGCAAGGTCATAATCAGGATAGTTTGCTGCGTCAGTTCCGCTTTCATTTGTGGTGGAAAAAGCAGAATTTGCTCCACATACATTATCTGTATGCTTCTTAAATTCTTCAATTTGAATTACTAAGTTAGCTAACCCAGAAATCAAATTAGCTGAATCCACCACATAATCATAAAACTCAATTGTTGATATTACAGATTGTAGAGTTATGACATTATTTTTTAGCTGATTGGTAACATTAATAACCGGATTTTGATAGTAGTCAGTCATCTGAATGTTGCCATTTGCAATATCATTTATCTGCCACGTTTGTAATTCTGTCGGTGCAGTGTTCAAATATTCTTTTGTTTCATCAGGCAAATATAGTGAGCTTCCAAACTTAGAATCATCAAAATTAAAATTTAATCTTCCAAAAATACTAGACATTCAATTTCTCCATTATAACATTGGTTTAATAGGTAAACCAGTAATTCCTTTGGGTGCAGGATGTTTATGAAAATTATAAGTTAATCTCATCATAGCCATGCTTCCCAATATATCTCTAACAACAATACCTTGAATTAAAGGAGCATTTACAGAAAATGATGCCGCAATTTTACCAGGTATTGCAACTGGAAGTCCAGCCGAAACGCCGCCTAACAAAGTAGCAAAACCCAAAGGACCGGCAGTAACACCAGTTCCGGCGTTAACTTTTCCAGCCGATGTAATTAAATCACCAGTTATTTCTCCACCCACGGCAAGGTTACTATCAATATAAACAAAATCACCAGTTGATATACTTAAAATGCCTTGAGTTGCGCCGCCGATACCAAGATACATACTATTATCACAAGTAATAGAAGCTTTTTTGGCTATCGTTTGAGTGTATTTTCCTTTAATTTCTTGCGTTAAATCACCATCTATTCTTTCATATTTGTCGCCTTTGACATGCACAATTGAATCACCTTCTATTGTAACATTACATATGCCTTTAATCAATACATTATTGTCTTTTGCAATAATTTCATAATTTGTACCAACAATTTTTTCTATTTTGTCTCCAGTGGATTGCATTTCAAAAAACGAACCTATTCCTCCAGTTTTTGCGCCGCCATGCTGAAGTCGTATTCTTTCTCTACCTCTGGTGTCATCCATTTCAAAAGTATGTCCAGATTCTGTAGCCATTACATTGTTGAAAGGATAAACAGGAGGATTTTCTACACTAGCTTCTGATTCTGGTTCTGTCCAGCCAGAATCTTCAATTGGTTTTGATGGTATATTTTCAGACATAATTAAGGCATTTTCTTATTACTAGTGTTCTCTGTTTGTGATGAAAAAAGAGAAACAAAATTATTAACATCATTACTTACTTTATTCACATCATCTTGTGAAGCTGGAGTTGTAATCGCGGTAACCAACTGTGCTGGAACTTGAGCGAGTTCTGTTGCTGATTGGAAAAGTTCTTTTCCTGCCAGCGCGATACCTTGAATAGCATTTATCGAATCACTTATTGATTTATCT